TCAATAACTGCTGATACTATTTGTTTATCTATTTCTTTTGTAAAAGTTTCTGATTTAACACCACTAGCTTTTGCAATTTGTAACAACTGAATATCACTTGCCCAATCTCTTATATCAAAAGTATCTGGATAATCTATTTTACCATCCCATGTTTGGTTTTGCCACATAGCAAAATAATTCCATATTGATTCTTCTGCATTTTCTAAATGATCTGCCTTTTCGCTTAATCTTGCATTCAATAATTGAAACTCAGTTTGCAATGCTATACCACTTGCTATTTGGCCACTCGTAGAACGAACACTACCCATATGTGTTATTCTATCAATAGCTTGTATTTTAGTTTGTATGCTTTTCATAATACCATCTAAATTTTGCCCTGATGGTTGTATGATATATGGTTTTAAGTTAGGCTCCATATCTTCTGGCATTTCTATAATTGAGCCTGCACCCGCAGAAGCATTTACATTTGGTGTTTTTACTAATGAAGGGTGGTTTGCTAATCTGATTAATTGTTCTTTTTCTGAATAGTCATTGTAAATAGACTGTTGTAATTCTGCAACATCAGATAAATCACTAATACCTATTGGTCTTTTATGTGATCGTTGATTATATAAATTAACTGCAGGAATTTTTCCTAAAGGATTAATTACTTCATCAAGCAACTTTACATCTTTTACAGCAAAATCTTTTAAGTAATCTTTTACTTCATAAGTGCATATATCTTCTTCTGTAAATACTTTTACGATAGCTCTTTCTTGATTAACATCTTCTAATAAAACTAATAAATCTAAATAAAATCTACCACTACGAGCTCTTGAGTAATGCCAATTAACAACATTCTCTGGAGTATAAATTGATATGTATGGTCTTATATCTTGTTCTAATTCTTCGGCTCTCGTTTTTGTATTTACTTGTGGTTTATCTATTATTGCCCAACAGTTACCATAGATACTTGCATTAATTTGCATTTCTCTCATAACATTATTAAATGTTCTTCCGTCTAAATCAGCATCTTCAATAAATGCTTCTAATTGTGGATCGCCATTTAATTTTCCGTAATCACGACTAGGTGGTACTCTCCATAAAAAACTTGAATATATTTGCACAACATTACGACAATGATTATCAACAGGAGTATGTCTAATGCGTTGATCGTATTCTTCTGGTGTTTCTAAAATGTATCTATGTAAATTGTAGCCATTTTTATAATCGTTACCACCTAAAAAACTACGAATATGGAATTCCCAATTTTGTATGTTATCTTCATACAAATCATGTTTTGCTGTTAAAAAATCTCTATTATACTCAGCCATTAACTCCACCTACGAGGACTACTCGGTTTAAAATCTCTACGCAAAGGAAAATTATATTCTATCATATAACCCAATGCATCGTTAAAATGGTCATAACCACTATCTTTATCTGGCACATGAGTTCCCTCTTTGTATATCTGTCTTTCTATGCTTTTTATCACATTTTTACAAGTATTTACAATAGACAACGAACTAATACCTTTTGCATTTTTTAATTTTGCATTAACTGCATTAATTCTATCACGAACTAATGGCGCACTGTTTCTAGAAAATACATCAAAGCCTGCATTTTTTAATATTGCAATATCAGTCATACCACCAGCAGATGTTTTTCTTTGCCTAGCACTTGGGTCTGGGTATATTTTTATTTTGCATTTATATCTATTTTTTATTTCTTCGCACATTTCATTTGTATTACTACTCCATATTTGAATCTCATCAATAACAACTATCTTATCATTTTCTATAACGCAAACAACTCCTGCCATTGGGTCAACATTGAAATCCAATCCTATATGCACAATGCTATAATCAGATAAATATTTTTCCCTTAAATGTAATTTCCTATCAAAGTTATAATAGATCATACCAGAATAATTAACAAAACTTGCCATATATTCTTGTTGGAATGTTCGTTCATCTAAATCTGATGAAGCCTGTTCTATTTCTTCTTGGGGAACTTGTTCACCCTCTAATGTAGTATACTTAAAACTTTCCCAATCTTTATCGCTTTGACCTTTAACATACAAATCATAAGCCCAATTACCAAACCCTCTTGGAGTACCACAAAATATAGCATGCCCTTGCGTGTCTGATAATGTAGGTCTTAAAACTTCGTACCATGCGTTAGGACTAATATCAGCAAACTCATCAATACATAAAAAATCTAAACCAACACCACGCAAACTTTGTTCATTATCTGCACCTCGTAATGATATTCGCGAATTGTTACGCAATGTTACAGTCAAATCACTATTATTTATATCTTTAACCCACCTATGTTTTTGTAATCTATCTTTTAATTCAACCCAACATATGCCTTTCGCTTGCCGATAAGTAGGAGCAACATACCAAACTTTTTTATTTGGAAATCTTGCAAATCTAGCCAACTCATTTATTGCTAAATAGGTTTTACCAAACCTACGACCAGATATTAGTATTCTAAATCTAGCTTGTGATTGGATTACTGTTTGTTGAGGTTTAGTTAATGGCATTAATCAGACCAAGGCAATGGCTCTGATTCTTCTGATGTTTCAACTTTATCTTTCATACCTAAATAATTCTTTGAAAGCCATATCAACATAGTTGTATTACCTCTCATAGCTTTATCAAACATGGCTCTTCGTAAACTCCTTTTGCCTTTATCCCATCCCTTTTTTATAGGGGGGTCAAAATTACGCTTTAAAGTGCTTATTGATACCCCACAGAAATTTGCTATTTCTTCTCTAGTACACTGCATTGTAGCTAATTTTTCTATATCTTCTAAGGTATATGGCAATTCTTTTTTAGGTCTGCCTACTTTTTTTTTATCTGTCATTATTGAAAAAACTCCTTAATTTTGACTTTTTAACTTTTTAAATCTTCGGTCTTTTAATTTTAATTCATAGTAGCCTTTTTTACTTATAAAAGATTTGCAAACATACGGATATTTTTTTTCTAATTCTAAGGCTGACCATTTTACTCTTTCTTTAGTTCTTGTTTCTTGCATACCTCCTTGTTCAGTATAATATGCAGTTTCAGGTGCTATATAATTAAATCTTGTGACTCCATTATCATGCAAATAATATTTAATCGTTCTTTCAAAATCTTCTTTATCTTCTAAATCTACAAAAGCATGAGAATTATGGTTATTTACCACACCATAAAAACAACCAATTATATAACGAATGTCAAAAGTGACATTTTCTTTCATAAAAAAAGCATTATGAACTGGATAAATACCCCATAAATTGTTGTTATTTGATAAAGATATTTCAAAACAATTTATAATCATTGCATCTAAATCTTGTATTTCTATTAATGTTTTTTTATTTGCATACATAGAAACAGTTTTTATGTCATCGTCCATGAATAAAATTTTTTGTTTTTCTGGATAATAATTTGTTATAAAATTTCTATTAGCACCGCAACCCAACGCACCTTTTAAAACATTAACATTTAATTGTTTATATAAATCATATTCTGCTTCATCGCTTACAAAGACATCAATTTTATCAAAATCAACATTTGTTTTATTTAAATATGCTAAAGTTTTTTTTTTAATTGCTTCGCTTCTTTTATATGAAGGTATCGCTATTCTGTAACTCATTTATATTTTACCCTTTCTAATTCTTATTTAGCACTGCCACATTCAACCATTTTTTTACGGAAATAACAAACAACTGAAACTCTTTCAGCATTACCAATTCTTTTTAATTCTGTATTTCCATGTAATTCGTGAACATCAAATAATGCTAAATCACAACTACGCACATCAACACCAATCCCATATTTAGGCATTAAAGTATAAGCACCAGAATATTCGCCTGCTTCTAAGACACCTAAATTTCCAAAACCTTCTGGTATATCTCCTGCGTCGTAGTGTGCGGCTGTTCTAAAATTTTTATTTAAAGTTACTGTTGTAAATGGTGTGCCTTTTATTTTAAAATCTGGGTGCGTTTGATTATATGCTTGCATCTGTGCTTCATATCGTTCTGGCATATATTCTTTAAATTTTTTTGCTATGAAACGAATGTATGGCAAAGTTTTTTTATAATCATCAAAAAATTTTTGTGTGTATTCTGTTGTACGACAATAAGGTATTCTCGCATATCTATCAGCATAACCAATTATAGAACTATGTACTGCTCTAGCTTTTGGGGAGTTAGATAATGTTCCGTCTTTTCTTAATGGCCAGAATCTATTACCTTGAACTTTACCAACTGTTAGTCCGTCAAGTTTATCGCCTGTTTTTATATGTTCTGGTATAGGACCTGCGGCTTGACCTCTATTATTACTTACTGCTACTGCTTTTCTAAAAACTTTAAATGCTTCAAAAGCAATATCACTAGGAATACAGTTTTTTAAAAATATCATCACTATTTGCCCTAGTTGATTGTAAACTATGGTATCAGTATTAATTATGGGATATTTTATGTGGCTTTCATCTAAAAATTGACCTTTTAGATTTCTTACTTCGTCTTGTGTTAATTGTATTTTAGCTTCTATTATGTTCATTTTCAATCGCCTTATAAACTGTATCTGTTAAATTATCAGTATTATAGCGATCTTGTAAGGAATTTATCATCTCTTTAAATTTAGGCTCACTTTCTGAATTTAAAAATAATTGTATCATACGAACTTGGCTTGGAATAAAATCCTCAATTTCTTGTGGTGTTTCTTGAGTTTCCGCCTGTTGTGGTGCTACAAATAAAGGATCGTCAGTTGCAAATATTTTTTCTAACTCTGCACTTTCAAAACCTAAATTTTCTAGATCTATATTATCTTTTTGTAATTCAATTAATTCTAAATTTAAAAGTTCATTATCCCATTTAGATTCTTCAGCAACCCTATTATCAGCAATCCTATATGCTTTTACTTGGGCATTAGTAAGTTTATCAGCAATCAAACATGGTATTTTTTTTAAACCAAGTTTTTTTGCAGCCGAAAATCTAGTATGACCGACTATAATAATATTATCTTTATCAAGTACCAATGGCTGTTGAAAGCCATATTCTTTTATTGACGAAGCAACCTTATCTATATCTTGATTTTTTCTAGGGTTTCTTGCGTACGGAATTATTTTTTCTATTTCTAAAAGTTGCATTAATGAAATGTTATTTTCTCATTTGTACTTAGTATGTGTGAAGTATCACATTTCTCTTGATTTGCCAAATATAATTTAGCATCAGCTTCAGTCTGAAAACCCTGTACTTGTATAAAAGCAGAAAATGAGTTGTATTCATCTTCTGCTACAAAATAAATTTTTAAAAAATTAGCAATCTGTTTTTCTTTATCAGTCACACAGACACAATATAGAAAAATAAAAAAATATAAATTATTTTAATTGAGATTCGCTAAAGCCCATATTAATCATTGACTTGTATGGAATTTCATCATCATAAAATTTTTTTATAATATCACTATCAATATCTTGTGGCATTCTACGACCTTTTTTCCAAAAACTTAAATTTCTGTAAGGATCACGAACAGCTAATCCAAAATTATCATTTTCAGGTTTAGAAGCAGATATATCTTCTTCCCACCTTTCGCCATAAAGCCAAGTAGCTAAATGAGGGATAAAATTAGTATCATCAGTTTTAGATATTAAAGCATTATATTTTTCAACTATAATATTATTTGTAGTTTTATCTTTTTTAGATAACCATTTTTCAAATGCTTTTACCTTACTCCCTTTTTTAAGTTTAACTTTGCCCCATATTTCATTTTCAAATTCAACCATATATATATTATTGGTAGAGGTTGGGGTAAGGGGTAGGGGGGTTTTGTCTGGGTTTTTTGGACGACCACCTTTCTTGCCATTTTCCCTAGCATTAGCAATACGATTATTTATATACAACCATTCTTTAAGCTGACGAGCATTTTGCCATTTATTATTTTCAATATTATCTGCGTCAACTATATGAACAAAAAATTCATTTATAACTTGTCCGCATATTTCTTGCTCTATATCAGAACGAGTTCCGGCAATACGATTAATTATTTCTGCATTATCTGGAATACCTTTGCATTTTTTATTCCAATTCCAACACAATAATCGCACATAAATTCCTACTGCTAAAGGGGATAGATGTTGAGTGCCTGCCACAAAATCATCTGTAAATAAATACCATGCTTTTAACTTTTCGCTTGGTGTTGAGTTTTCTTCTATAAACATAAGGACCTCCTAATCGCTTTAAAATGTTTAATTGTTAACATATCAATTATATCATCAATGTTTTTTTCCATAGTTAAATTATTATCTTGCACATCTTTTAATGCTAGATCTTGGCATGCTCGCCACCGACCAATAAATTCATCTGCTTTTTTTGGATCAGTAGGAATATGTATATAACTATTTTGTATTCTTTCGTATTGGGACATAATTAATAATTATGCTTGATATATCTTCTAGACACTTTTTTATACCACCTTTTACTATAAAATGAGGTGTTTCAAAATAATTGCTGTTAATCTGCCATAATTTTTGTGCTTCACTTAATTTGCCATGTTCATTTTTTAGTTCTATATAAATTAGTTTTCCTTTTGGGTATTCTATAATAAAATCTGGGCAACCTTTTCGTAATCCCATTTTTTTTAGTTTTATCTGATATTGTGGTTTTCTTTTACCTTCATTAGGACAATGAAAGTGTCTAAATTTATATTCTTTAGCCATATCGTGTAACAAGTAATTACAGGCTATTTGAATATCTATTTCTTTTGTCATAAAA